TTGGAGAAGTGAAGAGTGGTGAAGAATATGTAGATGGTGCTGATTTCATCAAACAATTTTTATCGGCTGAAGACTTGGTAAAACTTGAGGAAGGAGGTAAATAATGGCAGGAAAAGGACAACCGGCAGGAAATATCAAGCTAGGGATTAGTTTAGATAGCACTAGTTTTGGTAACACGCTGGACGAAATCAATGCGAAAGTCAAACAAGCAGAATCGAATATGCGTGCCAATCTAAAGGCCTATGATTCAGCAGGACGTTCATACGAAGCACTTAGTCAAAAGACGAAAGACTTGTCTACGGTTATGGAAGGGCAAAACGCCAAAGTAAGAGAATTAACAAAGCGCCGTGATGAAGCGATTAGCAAGTATGGCGAGGAATCGAAACAAGTTGCTAACCTTAACACACAGATAAACAATGCTACCGCAAAATATAATGCTTACAGTCGCCAGTTGAATGACACAAAAAAAGAATTGGTGTATTCCAAAACAGCCGTCTTATTAAAGCCTCGATATTTGAAAACGTGCGTATGGGAAAGCCATCGGCGGCACGCGGGGAAGTGATACAGGCAGTAAAAGCAGCCCAGTGCATGGATATTATTGAAAAGCTGCCAAATGGCATA